CAGTATTGATAACTATATTAAAAATACTCAACGGGGCAAAATTAATCCCAATAAAAAGATCAAAGCTTGGATCAATGAAAAAATGTGGAAGCCTATTAACTGGAAAATCAACGCAATTTTTAATCCATACAAAGGCACATTTGTGATTCGTAAGTTTGCTTCTCCGACACCAGAGCAAAGAGCAAAGATTGATGCAAAATTCTCAATGAAGGTTCGAAGACTTACATCGAAAATCGCTTGTTGGTTCATGCGCGACTTATACATTCATACCAAACCCGAGCAAGCAAAGATTGCCCAGTACAAAGAAAAGTTTGCAACTTTACGAATATACGTCGATGGTGGAGACGATTATGTCGAAGGTATGATTCGTTTTGCAGAGTATCTTACGTCGAAGACTTGTCAGCATACTGGTGAAGCAGGAGATCTTTGCAAGAAAGGATTGTGGTATGCGACGCTATCGCCTAAAAAGGCAAAACAATTGGGATTTTCTGCAACTAAAGATAGTTAAAATGTGTTACTATGTGGAAGGTAATAATGTATTTTTTACAAAACACGGCTTTGTCTTTCATTGTAGTTTCGCCGAAGCATATAGGAATTATTCCACAATAGAAGCCCGAAGGAAGCTCAAGAAAAGTTATACGAAATCACAACAAAACGACATCATTCACTATTTAAAAGAGCAAAAATACATTACGATATGAGCAACCCAATTTACATTATCGGAGACATCCACGGTGCATTTAATCGCCTAATGAAAAAAGTTACTGACCTCGATTTACGTGACTGCACATTGATTTGTGTTGGCGATCTTGGTATGGGGTTTCACTATTCCCCAGAGGGTGAACGTAAGGGATGCTTTCTAATGAATGAATTTTTTGAAGAGAGACATATTGTTTTTATGTCGATTCGGGGTAATCACGATGATCCACTGTATTTCAATGGTTCCGGGCGAATCGACCTAAGTCATTTCAAACTACTTCCCGATTATCATACTGAAACGATTAATGGAGAAAAATTCTTGTTTGTCGGCGGGGCAGTAAGCATTGATCGAAAATGGCGTAAGGAAGGATTGAGCTATTGGAGCGATGAAGTATTCGTACTAAAACCAGAACTCGTCGAAAAGTGTGATGTTCTGATTACGCATTCTACACCGAGTTGGATTGGACCCTTTGACAAAGAAGGTATTAGTGGTTGGTGCGAAAAAGATCCTACGCTCTGGGATCTATGCTACAAAGAACGTATCGAGCATGATGAATTGCTTAGACTTTGCCAACCATCAAAGTCATATCATGGACACTTTCACGCAAGTCATTGGGTTGACTTTGCTGAATGCTATGCCACGATCTTAGATATCGAAGAGATAAAGGAGCATCGCCCTAGTATTACTTCTGCTGAAGTCGATATAACAATTGATTGAATTCACCCTTGACATCGGCACGAATATTCTCAAGATCTGAACTACCGCCGGTGCATTCACCGAGATATGCATCAATCACGTCTCGAGTATTGGTGTATTGACCAATCAGATCACCTTTATAGGAATGTGTGATTGCCGTGCAAGATGTAGGGGTAGAATCGATGCCGTTCTTGCCAAAATAGGTCTCGATAAAGGTATCGAAAAGGCCACCGAGGGCTTCATATGCTGTAGAAAGAGCTTTGTGTTCGGCAAAACTCTTGGTTTGCCAATGGTCGGTCTGGAGTTGGTTCTGGACGGTGAATACGTAGCTTAGTTTCATAGTAAGGGTATTTATACTCAATAGGTTATGAAAAAGGTGAAACTATTTTCGCTTTCTACGTAAAAAGATGTGTACAAAGGCCCCGAATATGGTAGAATAACCTCGTAAGCAACCTCTCCTCTACATCATGAAAACACCTATTGACTACCTTGCCACCGAATGGAAAATCCTTACTCGCACCGAGCTGAGCGACATTCCAGCAAATAAGTTCTTGACTGACATCCTCGAAGGAATTCGCATCATGATCGGTAAGAAAACACCCGAATCACATATCGTCGCTATCTGTAAGAAAGATGTCGTTCGTCTTCGCAACCTGATGATCAACCTTTATTTTTGATATCTTAACTATGAAATTCACTGATTTACTAAAGAATTGGATCGATGCACGCGATAGTTACAATGAAGCGTGCCGTTTTGAATACGACAACCCATATCTCGATGAACAACACGAGATTATGATCAAATACGAGCATCGGATCAACGAGATCATCGAGGACTTGCGGGCTTTTGAGCGTCGCTCGGAGTCAGACTACGACGCCTAGGAAGGAACACTGATATAATTAGGTATGAACGCAGAAACAAAAGCATACGGTAAGATGAATCAAATTCGCTATAAAAAAGTTGGACGCAAATACGTGCAAGATAATGATCCTTGTGGTTATGACGGATTGGGACTTGGCTGGTGGTTAGTCAAGGTTGCTCCAGGAAGCACTTCGATTAGACAGCAAGTCTATCCATACAAAGCAGAAATTACTGCCGCTGTGCGAGATAAGGAAGATCAATTAGTTGATATCATTCGTAAGGCAAGCGAGGCTCGACCATCAAAACGACCTATCACTCCCGAAGCTCTCGCGGATTGGCAGGCATTTATCGCTAAACATGGAGAGCAATTTAACACGCTTGAGTATCCATCTATACAGGAGAACGCCGAAAAAATCATCGAAGCATTATTGAAATAATATGAAAGGTAAATTTTTTAAATGTGAGTGCGGTAGTGAAGGTCTATGGGTCGAGTATGATCATGGATTCGGCACAGAAATTTCATTGTTTAAAACCGATCCACAAAATCGTTCATTCAAAAATCGGCTGATTCTTGCGTGGGAATGTTTAAAAGGAATACCATATACTGATATGGTATTACTAGATGATCAATCACTGGCTGATCTAGTAGACCAGCTAGTTGACATTCAAAACCGCGACCATATAAAAGAAAACTATAAAGAAACAGTTTCCGCTGCGGCAGATAAACTGTGTGGCCTTAGTTGTGGAACTGCCGTCGATAGTATCATTGAATATGTCAAGCGACCAGATTGTTCAAAAGCGCAATTGAATCGATTGATTTCAGATCTTAATAAATTATAATATGCAACTACCAAGCAAAGAGAGTAAAACAACGATCATCGTAAATGGTTATAAACACAATAGTTCATTGCAATTAACGATGAACTGGGATGCCGACCTCGATGATTGGGTCAATGCATTTAAGACGATCCTAATTCATCAGACGTTTACCGAAGATACCGTAAAAGAATTATTTGAAGATCCGTGGCTTGAATACGATAATGACATGAAACATAAAGAGGAAATATTAGAAAATGAAACTCCTTACGAGTAATGAAATCACAGTAGTCGCGAGTTATAAAGCAGGCTTCGGACTAGAACTCGAGAATCTATTTCTAGAAAATGAAACCGGCAAAATAACGATTACTAAATCTCAATGGAAAGAGATTCAAACAGTAATGTCCGGGAAACGTAAAAGCGCTCATTCGCAAGAATTTGACGGTTACACACCAAAAACAGCGGTGTATTGGAACTAATATGAATTCAAACAAACATCGACTCGGTGATATCGGGGAAAAGATTGTGGCTCGTCTTGAGAACGCGATTGTATCTACGGATCGATATGATACCATCAAAGACCTAATTGATGGTCAAGGGAAACTAATCGAGGTAAAGACGCAAAATCGCCATCCTAGCATGGGAGTCTTTTCGATCGGAGCCGATAAACAGACCAATCGCGAGAAGTGTATGAACGTCGATCGCTTGATCTTCGTCGAATACGATTCGAGCCCAGAGATTAAGGTCTGGGAATGTGGTCCTAGAGAAAATGCGTTGAGATACCGCACCAATTCCATGAAGAATATGATCGGCTGGCCGATATCAGAGATGACCCTCCTCCATACAGTGAATAGCCCGGATTTGGCATCTAGGATGCGTGAGCTGTCTCAATCGAAACAATTTAGAAAATAAGCATTTACATTCTCACCAAATATAGTAGAATAACCTCAACATGATACCAATCGTTACGCGCCTAAAGCAGATGTTCACCGCCAAAAATACTCAATCGGGATCGGTCCTTCAGGACTTCTTGTTTGGGAAAATCATCGACATCATCGAGAATCCTGAGGATATTATCTGGGATATTTCCCCCGAATCCTCGGCTGCCAAAGAATTCATTGATGAATGTTACTCTTACCTCACTCGAGCTCGAGTCAAGACAGAGCATAAGGTTTTGTTCACTAATACAAAAACATCAATCGCAGACCTTCATCGGAGCGATGAATTTTATATGAAAGGTATCATCGAAAATCGCGACTTCATCTTCACAAATAATAACTAATATGACTACAAAAGACATTCAGCAATACTTTATCTCCGAGCTTCGTGCAGGTAATTTTATCGTCGATAAAACTGGCGTATCTACGATTGAGATGGTCGGTGCCAGTTTCATTGCAGATGAACCTACGATCTTCGGCGAACTCAATCATGAATATATTCAGCACGAGCTCGATTGGTACCTATCACGTTCGTTGAACGTCAACGATATTCCTGGTAAAATTCCTTCGATCTGGAAATCGGTCGCGACTCCGGCCGGATTCATCAACTCAAATTATGGTTATCTCACCCTCGATTCCAAGAATCATAATCAGTATCAAAACACTCTAAACGAGTTAATCCTTAATCCAAATTCGCGTCGTGCGATTATGATCTATACTCGTCCTACCATGCATGATGATTGGCACAAAGGTGGTATGAGTGATTTCATCTGTACGAATGCCGTACAATACTTGATTCGTGACGGTAAAGTCCATTGCGTCGTTCAGATGCGTTCAAACGATGTCGTCTTCGGCTATCGTAATGACTACGCCTGGCAAAAGTATATTCTAGGATGTTTAGTCGAAGATCTCGAGTGTCATACCGGTAAAAAGCTTATCGCCGGCGATATCACTTGGCAAGTCGGTTCCCTTCATGTATATTCTCGTCACTTCAAACTGATCGAAGATTATGATGTACAAAACGCATAAATTAGTATAGAATAACCTCCTCATGGAAAACGACAAAGAATCGATCAAAGTATTGCTAGAATGCATCGAGCTTCAGCGAAAAAAAGGCAATGACTATCAAAATAAGGCGAGCGTGATTCGTCAGGCAGATTATTACCCTCGTGGTGTATCTACCCTGCTCGATATCATTCATGCCAAGATGCTGAGATTGCGAAGCGTAATCTCGGCCATGGAGAGCGATGAGAATTACGTTCAAAACTTCGAGAGCATCGAAGATAGCGCCAAGGACATGGCAAACTATGCAAGTTTCATGGTAGCGTATTGTCGCGGTCAAATGGATGGTCAAATTGAAGGTCGCGATTTCCTGAATCGTCCTAAGCCATCCGCAAAAAATGATTGAGAAGACCGAGTACTACGACGAGTTCTTGCGCTACTATGCCTTGGCAAAGGAGCAGCAAGAAAAATGCAACGTTAGCGATAAGGCTCCGTATGGAATGATCGCTCATGCCGATTCGGCTATCGGTGATGACCTGATGGAGAACGTCGAGTTGTATGACGTCGTAGAACGATCCTATGCGGGTTTCTCTCAAATCGTTCATGATTGTTTTCATGGATGGTCAGAGAGTCACCCGTACTGGGAGAAGATGAAAGCCAGAAAGGTGTTCGATCAACGAGTCGAGGTGGCCAATAACTGGACCGGAAAGAAAGATGTCTTTGGTCTGGCCGAATGGCTCTATGTCTTCATCCTTCATCGAGTATGCGGTTCCGGTATCAACTATGCCATGAAGCCGAGCGGCTATCATAATACGCTACTCTTCAAACTCTATCGGGCCGACACCATTGAGAAGATGTGCGACATCGTTCGTCACGAGCAGAATTCGTTCTATACCTCGGTCGGCTATCAGTTTCCGGCCTTTCCTAAACCCATCGAGGGTTACAAGAAAGGCGGCGACTATTATCTTTGCGAGTATGCACCTCGTCTTTCCAGGGACTTGGCCGATTTCTTAGTCAAGGGAGGAAAGAAGGATCTTCGTGAGATCGGTTCGTTCATGCTGAACTGGAACGTAGAGAATAATCTGCGTCAGTACCATTTCCAATATGCAGCGATCGTGGCAGACGTCGCGGATTGGTTCCCCGAGTTCGTGAATAAAGAATCACTGTTCTATTACGGGAGCAACGCCATTCAGAGCATCTCGTACCTGGCAAAAGCCAAGACGAAGATGAAATCCGAGCAGTTGGTCGATGAGATCATGATGAGTCTCTTTGCCGATACGAGTGGATTCGCTTACAACGTCGAGGACGTATGCTGTGACTTCATTCGCTACCTCGAAAATTATGTCAAACCCGGAGATGCCTATTCGCATCTAAACCTCGATGAGGTCTGGAACTCAAGTAAGATCATCCATCCTTACGGCAGACAAAAAGCCATGCTCGAACTTGGATTGGTCAAGTCCTTTAACGAGATGTCATTTCATCCTACCGGTGATAAGATCATCTCTGAGGCCGGATTGACACCAGAAGCCTACAGAGAAAAAGTTCGGTCAATAGTATAAAAACTGTGTACAATTATCACACTTTAGTGTAAAATATTTACATGCCACACGATACACACGTCATTGACGGATTCAATAAAGATATCGGACTTATGTCCCCAGAGGATGCGAAGGAATATTACCTTTCACTCTGTGAAGGTTGGATTCCATATAATCCTAATCCCGTCGTCGTAGAACATGATGGGGTCTTCGTCGTTCGAGATGACTTGACCGTAGGAACGAAGACGCGAGCCGGTGATTTGCTGATGTCGAAGGTGAAGGCAAATACTTTGGTATATTGTCAGCCTCGCGTAGGTCTCGCCGGAGTGTCTCTGTGTGACGTTGCCCTTCGTTATCCAGAGAAAAAGATCGTGCTCTTCATGCCATCCTCGAAGAAGATCTCGGTTCATCAGGCGTGCTGCATCGAGCGAGGAGCCAAGGTGATCTTCGAGCGAATTGCAGCCATGCCTAACCTGAATCTATATGCCAAACAATGGGCGGCAGAGAACGGCGCATATTTCATTCCCCTTGGTCTGAAACATGAATTGGCCACTGCGGCGATCGTACATGCCGCCTCGACGATTCCTGAGCCCGATGAAGTATACGTCGCTATCTCGACCGGTGTATTGTCTCGGGCGCTTCAGATCGCTTGGCCAAATGCAAAGTTCATATGTGTCGCCGTGGCCCGAAACCTAAAGGCTGGAGAACTTGGGCGGGCGAACGTCATCTCTGAACCACTTGATTTCCCTCAGTCCGAGAAGTTAGAAAATCTACCTCCGTTTCCTACGGTCAATTCTTATGACGCAAAAGTCTGGAAATGGATTCCAAAGAACACCGGCCGTCGAATTTTAATGTGGAACGTTGGGACCGATCCGATCCTTCGAGATAAATCAATCATAGACAATACTGATTCATATCGAGATTGGAAAAAGAACGATGCACAATAATACACTTGAAGACTTCATCGAGGACGGGATGAAATATACCAACATCACCTATGAAGGAACAGACCTCACCGTCCCTCTTAAAGACGGTAAGAAACCCTTAGACAGTTGGATGCGAAACTGGACACTCGATCAGAGACTCGATAAGTTCTTTGAGTTTTGTCATGCATTCGATAAGCGTGAGGATAAATTACTGGCCGAGGATTATCAGATCTTCTCACATAGGCTTCATTGGCACGAGCATCCCTTCTGTGATCTGATGCGCGGCATGACTGATCTGAAAGACATTCTTTGGTATACGCTCGTCTTCTCGTTTACGAACGAACACTGGGGAACCCTGAAGCATCTGATCGAGAACGGCGTTGAATCCACACGAGAGAAGTTCGTGAATGAACGTCATGCGCGAAATGATCTGTTTCAGATCTATTATCCGCTCAACACAAACGTCAAGGATTGGTTACTCACTGGACCGTTAAAGGCCGCCGAGGCTATGGCACATCATCTCGAGAATCTTAAGCGTCCGTATACAATGATGGAATTTGCCAAACTGATGGAGAAGCATTTTAAGGAAGAACAAGGGTTTCGTTCTCCGCTCTATCCATGTAAGAATGCCGCGCGGTACCTTGCCATGTCGTTTCCAAATCTGGTGGATCCGGAGAGCGTACTCTATGGAGGCACCGGCCACTTTGATGGACTTCATCAGATCTTCGGTGGAAAGAATGTGAACGGAAAGGCAAAGTACTCGATCGACGGTGATGGGCAATTCATTCCGGAAAATGACATGTGTCGCCTCTGGCTTGAGCAAATGAAAATCCTTTGTGAGGATCCTCGTAACCCGATGACCTCACAGAAGATGTTGAATGTGGAGGATAAATCGTGCCTATTTTACAAACACATAGCTATCAATCATGGAGTTAAATCGCCAACTAAACGAATCCCATACAACTGGATTTTCCCAAATGAGTTTAGTTTGGCAAAGCACCCCAAAGGAAAGGTTATCCTCGATGGAAGGGGGTATCGACATCTGTGAAATAAATCATTGAAACATGTTTCTATATTATAAATAGAATCATGGAACAAGAAGCATTTGTGTATATCTGGAAGAATTTGACTAACGATAACGAATATATCGGTTATCATAAGGGAGCGCAGGATGATGGCTATGTCTGTTCATCTGCATCAGAGCGATTTTGGAATGACTTCAATAATCCTTCGATGGAATGGAAAAGAGAAATTGTATTTGAAGGTAGCCAACAAGAATGCCTTGAACACGAACAGGCTTTATTGAAGGAAATTGATCTAAGATCAGATTTGTATTACAATAATGCTCGAGGTTCATCGATTATATTCACGGATGAGGTTCGAGAAAAAATTCGACAACATCACCTCGGCGGTTCTAGCGGGATGAAAGGAAAAACTCATTCTGAGGAAACGAAAGAAAAACAAAGGAAAGCG